ACAGAATGACTTCTTGCGCGGGCCACCTTCAGGCTGGGGAGCTTTGAGGTTGCTGCCTGTGGCAGCATTGTATTTGGCTCTACCCTTGGCCGTCAAGCCCGCACCTTTAGATACGGGGAGCTTCTCGCCACGACCAACAGCTAGGGATGGAGTTTTCTTCTTAGCCATGTTTACTTCTTGAGGTTAATCGTGACTATATTGGCAGCATTACTAGTAACTACTGTCTCTGTGGCTACCGCTACAGTACCTAATACCGCTACATTAGAATTATTAACAGTGTAAAAAATAGGATTTTCGCCAGCGTCACTAGTTGGCCCCAGTGCGTTCCACCCAGAAGTAAGGACGGAAAATCCAGATATAGATTCTAAACTGAATTCTCCGGGTAGTGGTATCGGGTATGCTACGCCTAAAACACAGTCGTTATTAGCGGCGGTTGTTACGTTAAATGACCCTAGATTACCAACCCCTATAGAAATAGAACCAACTGCCGCGCTTTCAAACGGTGTTGTAGAGTTAGCGCCGCGCACCTGCCATCCAGCAGAGAAGGAATACGCTACAACTGCGCCACCAAATGTTGGCGAATAGTTTGCATTAGCCGATGTTCCTGTGGCTTTCGCTTGGAAAATGTACCATACCCCCACATGGGCTACTTGTACGGGGCTACCATACCCAGTTGAAGCCCCCCATGACGGTGCTGTACCAGAATCATCTGTGTACGCAATAATAATTACGTCTCCGGGTATAGAAGCAGCGTCAAAAAAGAGCGTGCCACCATCAATAAAGCCGCTTGCCGTCTGAGCTACCGTGGGGGGATTACCTCGAATAGTCATAGGTACTACAGGCGCAGCCCCACCCCCCGCTTTACGTAGGGACGGCATGGAGAGACCGAAGCCGAAGGGTGGCATGATTACGCCTCAATAAAGCCCGCGAGGGAGGTTTTCATCGTACTTGCCATCGCAATGATGGAGTCCAGTTCGGCAACCTTACCTGTCAAGTCTTGCTTTACAGCGTCCGTTACCATCACGTTGCGTTTGGTGACGTTGATGATTACTGCTGGCTCTAGGGCCGTCACCGAGTGTGGCGTGGTTCCGAGGTCAACGATGTCACCAGCAGAGCGAGTTGTACTTACACCGTCCTCTGTGATGCTCACGCTGCCACTAATCACGATGGTAACGTGCATATTGTCATCGGTGTGCGTGTGCTCTGCGAGCACCACCCCGGCTTGCTGGAACGTGTACACCGTACCCATCACCGTAGTGATTGGATTTACGATGCTTGGGTGATTCGGCATGAGAGCCGGGGTGCAGGTCAACAAAGACTCGTCAATAATCATGGCAAGCCACTCCCTAATATATCGTTAGATGTACCTGACAGAAGTATTGTCGGGCTAAATGTTAACCCCGCCGCTGCAAACCCCCAGTCGGTAGGGATAGCGGAGGATGAGAATGTCATGTTATTGCCGCTCTTGATGGCGGGGGTAGTAACGGCAGGAGGTGAATAAGAGCCGCCAGTAACAGTTATTAGCGACGCCGCTATCCTATTTACTGTTATAAGCCCAGTAAAAGTACCGCCGTTAATAGTTAACACGCTACCGCTCCCTAAATTAGTTCGCTTTAGGTTTACCGTAATGTTCCGCGAAGAAGAAAACCCTGCATTAAAAATTGCCTGAAGCCTGAGGCCCGATGTTGGAGAAAAAAGCCCTATAGTTAAGTCGCGGTCATAAATCCCGCCAGCAATAACGTATTGGAAAAAATTGTTTGGAAAGGCACAGTTAAACACAGGGGAGCCAGAGATATTGCAAGTCCCAGCCATTGACGTTGTAGTACCTGAACCGTTGACAATAGTACCGTTAAACGTACCTCCGCTTATGGCAAGGCCTCCACCGCTATTTATTGTTACTGAAGATGTAAACGTGCCGCCAGATATCCCCAATCCGCCAGACGAAACAGGGCCGTTAAAAGTTCCACCGCTGTAGTTTACGGCTGTCGTTGTTCCGTTACAAACAATCGTACCAGAAAGCAATCCTGCGCTATCACCAGTAACAGTTCCGCTAAACGTACCCGCGCCTAAATTTCCAGCAGTAGAGCCCCCTGCCGTAGATAAAAAGGCGACAGTAACAGTAGAAGGCCAAGTTATGTATGGCCCAACACTTATGGTGCGATGAATAATTACGTTATCCGCAGTAGTTGGTAGTCTTCCTAATGGAGTTCCGGGATTATTGACTCCGGGATTACAGCAACAGCAACAAGTAACATTGCCCGGAGTTGAGAACCAATTAACGTCTTCTTGATCCGAAAACGCTATCGTTGCATCGCCTGTACCGCTAACCTTTGTGAGCGTACCCGAACCCGTTGATGTCCCAGAACCCCCGGCATTGATTGTCCCAACGCCAGCAGCGATAGATGCGCTGGTAACTGTGAAGGTTATGCCATTGTTCGTGTACGTCGCGCCCGCAGTGGGGGTCACGGTAACGCCAGACACCGTGAACCGAATAGATGTATTCCAGTTCTCGTCTGCCGCCCCAACAGTATCGCCAAAGTAGACGTTTGCCATGTTATGAGTACCCGTTTACAAAGCGGGCCGCTTTCCATGCGCCTAGCGTGGAATCGTAGCGGAACATCAACTCACCTTGAGTGCCAGAGGCGATGGTGACAGGGCTGGTGAGTGTGCTGCTGCTAGGAATACGTGCGAAAGAGAACGTCACTGTCCAAGACCCGCCGCTGGCTGTCAGCCAGAACTCAACCTGATTGCCATCTGCTGCGCCCGATGGGGCGTTGATAACCATGTTGCCTGTCATGGTGACACGGTAAGTTATCTTGCCGCTCGACGCTGGCGATACCGTAGCTGCGTAAGCCAGAGTAACCGGAGTGTTTGAGAAAGTTGCGATGTCTGTAACCGTTGTACGTACAGTAGCCGCACTCTGCACAATCGGAACGATCTCCGTCCCTGTGAGTGTCGCAGCGGCGGTTAGGTTCGATATTGTGGTGTTAGCCATGCTTTACCCTTGGAGCAGGAAGTCGCCGTTCTCAAGCAACAAGAAGTCGATGCCATTCTCTAGCAAGATTCCTGTAGTCACGGGGGGAGGGGGTGCAGCCCCGCCGCCAACTCCACGGAGGTTTGCGATGGACAGACCAAAGCCAAACGGCGGCATTTAGAAAATCCGAACTATCGTCGATGCGGTGGTGCTAGTGCTGAGTACACCAATTACGCGAACGGGGATAACTGCACCAGCAGGGATTGCGGTGAACAAGACAGTCGTGCCTTGAGAAGTCACCACGTTCACGTTGCCTGTCGTGCCAACATAGACAACAGACGGTTCAAAACGAGTCGTGTCGCTTGCTGTAACTGCTGCTGCGTCACCCGGAAATTGGGGGAACGTAGGACTAGGATTAGTCTTTGCCATAATTGATCTCCTGTGAAATGGGGGCCGAAGCCCCCGAGACTAATTAGGCAGCAGATGCCGATGGGTTAGCAGAGCCGTCAGAGTTCCGCACCACGTACATAATGAACACGGTTGCCTCGCCAGTACTCAAAGCTGTACCAGCCATTGTGTAGGTTACCTGTGCGTCGGTAGACCCAACATTGAGCCAGCCTCCGGGGGTGGTCGCATTGGCGTTCAAGTTCACGCCGCCCACGTTAGTGATTGTTCCAGTGGTCGTAAAGTCTACGCCGCCAATACTCAATTTAAGCGTAGTTGCAGCACTAAAAACAGTAGTGGTGACGATTGTTACGTGCGTAACTTGTGCGCCCGCTGGCAGAACAAACGCATTGCCAGTCAAAGTGCCATAAACCACGTTTGTGGATTGGCTAACGACTGTAGCACCCATGTTGCGGATCGTGCCAACAGTGGTCCCGGTGGTGTTTTTAACCGTACCGAGCAGCCAAGGGCCAAGGTGAGTTGCGAATCCCATGATATGTCCTCATTTGCGGCTTGCTGTCTTGAGGGGAGTCTGCCAAGTCAGTCAACAAGCCAAGTAGTCTTGGTGCTACAAGCGTAACACACGCCCATATAAAAGAAAAGGGGGCCGAAGCCCCCAATTCTGTCTAGCTATATCAGGTAGAACCTGACGATCCCCACATACCCAGAGGATCAGACCAGCCGAACGAATAACGCTCGCGGGACTTGTAGCGGACGTTGCCCGTGTCGAAGTCACCGTCCATGCTGTTAGACAGCGGGGTACGGACGAAATGCTTCATACCGTTAGGCACATCAGTCGTCAAGAACCAAGCGTTGTTGTCGGTCAAGAAGTTGTTGATGGTATAGCCTTCTGGGACCGAACCATTGTTCTTCAGAGCGTTGATATCGTTGTCGGTAGTACCAACACGGAGGCTGGTTTCCAACAGACGGGTAGCAACGAACTGCAGAGCAGGAGGAACAATCATCTTCTTAGGCTTAGCGGCGATCAGCAGACCGCGCTCATCCGTCCAAGCAGCGATCTGAATAACGGCGGCTTCAAGCGAAGTCTCGTTCAGGTCAGCTTGGGTGGTAGGCGTGTTGCTGTTAGTACCACCAGACACCAGAGGGTGAGCCGAGCTAAACAGAGCCACGCCATCGCCACCAACGTAGGCAGCAGAGAAGCCGTTGTTCAGAACAGCAGCAGCCTTAACCTGCTTGGTGTAGGCCATAGCCCGTGCCAAAGACTTCGTGTAACGAGCCGAGAGGCTGTCATACAAATTGTCTTCAACAGCTTCTTCGGTAATCGAGAAGCCCAGAGCGATAGTCTCGTGGTTGTAACGAGTCGTCCAAGCTTCCTGCGCATTGTCATAAGCAATGGCAGAGCCTTCGTTCTTGACTGGAGCAGCCGAGAAGCCAGACAGCTTGGTTTCTTCTTCAAAGGAACGCTCAGAGGTTTCAGTCTCGTAGATTTCCTTGTGCTGCTCGCCGTAACGAGCGTACTCCATACCAAACAGGGCGTTCAAACCCGGAAGGAGTTCTTTAAGTAGTTGTGCGCGTGAAATAGCCATTTTGTATTACTCCTTAGGCGATGCTAGTACCAGCATAATACTGATGCTGACCAAAATTGATCTTGACCAGAATTTCTGGGTACTGAATAAACACAATGGTAGTGTTCAGCGTAGCCACAGGAGCTTGGTTCAAGATAAACGAGGTTGCGCCAGCAGCGGCTGCGGTGTCAACAAACGAACCTGCGGACACGTAGTTACCACTCGCATCCAACGAGCCAACATCAGTACCGACTGGCAACGCGAACGGCAGAGCCGAACAAGTCACAGTAGCAGTAGAAATGCTGGTGTACGTCGCCGTACCAAGCGAAACAGCCGTATCAGTCACCAGACCAAGCACGCGAACAGGCAGGGACGAAGTGGTTGCTGGCGTATCGCTTGGAGCCAAGATTGCGTTCTTGGAGTTACCCGTACGAGTGCTACCAGTGTTGTTAATCATAGCCAAGTTCTGACCGATCATGGCGCGAGCGCCAGAAGCGACAGCAGTGGTGGCAGAGCAAACAACGCCCTTGAACACTTGGTCAGGATCATCAGCAACGATAGCCACTGCATCACCAGCCGCAGTCGATGCGGGCCAGAATTGCGAGAAGGTCAACTGCCGAGTAATCGGGTTGGTGTAGCGGCATCCCAAGAAGATGCCGGTTTGGTTGCCAGCCGTGCCGGTAGACACAGACAGACGGACGATTTCGCCACGCGACAGTCCTACGTAATCGCCGTAGAAAATGTTCGTTGAGTAGCCGTTAGTAATTGGGTAGTCACGGGTAGAACCCGCGAACACTTGACCACCAATCAGGTTGATTGGCTTTAGCCCGTATGGGGCATCAATAACTGGATATGCCATTTAAGACTCCTATTTATGAACCGGAACCGAAAGTGACCTTCGACTTCTTCTCTGCGAACAGAGGCATACGAGGGTCACTATCACGAAAGAAGTTGTTGTCCACCGATTCCATCTGGGACTTGTTCTGGTTAGAGTAGTGAGTTTCACGCTGAACCAAGAACTCTTTAGGAATACGGCAAAGCAACAGCCCACCCATTTCGATGTTTCCCTTGAAACGACCTTCTGTGGTGGCGTGCATCATCATCTCAGGATAGTCCTCTGCCTTGCAGGGTTCGTATCCTTCGCGTAACTTAGAAGAAATGTTTGATGGATCACTTTGCCCATTCGTAGCAGTACGAATCCACCTGTGCTTCCATCCCTCACGTTCGTCAGGGCTAGGAAGTGTCTCGGGAGGACGCCACGCTTGCTGGCGCTTGGCCGTATTGCGGGACTCCAACTCACGGTTGATACGTGTCTGTGCTTTCTCAGCGGCGACGTTCTGATCCATATTCATTCACCTCTCTTCAGTTGAGCAACCTGTTTTGCGTATAGCTCCAAACGAACCCCAAGTCTGCGTGCAATCGCAGCTTCTGATGCCTTCAGCTTAATACGGTTAGGCGGTGTACTGCGCGTAGCCGGGGCTACTACAGTAGATGGTTTGGTGGCACGGCGTGGGGTACTATCCTCATCCGGTTCATCGCTCTGAGCGGTTTCAAACT